CCCCGCGCCCGGCGCCCCTTTGTCGGGGGCTTTTTTGGCGGCCTCGCCCGCCTGCGCGGCCGTATCGTTCAGCCCTTGATAGGCTGCTTTGGCGTTTTCCGCACCGCCTGACGCCGCATCGCCCAAACGGGCAAGCTGCTCCTGCGTCAACAGTGCCGCGTCGCCGCTGGCTTTGAGTTGGCGTTGAAACTCGGCAAATTCCTCTTTGCTTTTGAGTTTGCCCATCATCTGCTCAAACGCTGCCTGCATCAGTTTGGCATCTTTCTGCCCCGCTGCCGCCGCCTGTTCGGACGCGTCCTTAAAGTCGGCAAACGCCTGACGTGCATCGCTGCTGATACCCGTCATTACGGCTTTGCTGTCCACGCCGATTTTGGCAAATGTATCGGCAACCTTATCGGACGCGACAGGCGCGGCATCGCCGATTTTTTTGATTTCCTCGGCGGTCATGCCTGCCTGTTTGCCCGCGTCCTCCAAGGCGGCTTTCAGTTTTTCGACCGCTTCGGGGCTGTCCATCTGCTTTAATGCCGCCTGAAACAAGCGCGACATCTGCTCGGCATCGTTGCCGAACTTGGCGGCGGCGGTGGAAAAGTTGGCAATCCCTTCAGACGCTTTCTTACTCAGACCGGTGGTGACTTCTTCAGCCGTCAGCCCCAAAGATTCAAGGGCTTTTTGCGCCTCGGCAAGCTCGCCCGTATCCGCACTGATTTTGATGTTTTTCTTGTCAAGTTCCGCCTTCAGTTCGGCGGTTTTGGTGCGCACGTTTTCCAGCTTGATTGCCAGCTCGCTGTAAAAATCGCCAGTTTCGCGCCCGTCGGCACGCAAGGCAGCCATACTGCGCTCCAACGCAGCCTGTTCAGCGGCAGACGCCCGATATTCGGCTTGCAGGGCTTTGACAGCGGCGGCTTCCTCTTCGGCTGCCTTTTTCTTGGCGGCTGCGGCTTTTTCGGCGGCTTCTTGCGCCTTTTTATCCGCTTCCTCCAGTTCGCGTTTGATTTGCGCTTCGGTTTTGAAATGTTCGCGGTATTTATCCAGACTGCCTGTTGTAAAGAAACTGTCCAACATGGCGAGTACGCGCCCGAGGCTATCGCCAAAAATCTTGGCAAAATCGGTATTTTCGCGCAGCCATCCCCCCACCCCCCACCCGGCAGTGGCGGCAGCAGCCAACAATCCCGCATTGGCCGCTGCCAGTTTAAGGTTTTGCGCCAACACCCCCGCGGCAGCCGCTCCGTTGCCGAAGCCGTTACCGGCAGCGACAGATTTGAGCGCGACGCCCAGCTCTCGGGCGGCGGCAGTGGTCGTCAGGATGGATGCCTTGGTTGCCTCAATGCTGACGCGCTGGGTTGCAAACGATGCCGATACTGCACCTCCAGTCAGACGGACAGCCGCCTCATAAGCCTTGACGGCAACCGCGCCCGCCGCAAACAGCGCGGCAAGCTGCGTCAAAACGGGGAACTCTTCCGTAATCGCGCCGACCGCACTGGCGACACCACCTACCGTACTCGCCAACAAAGACACCAAAGGCAGGAGCTTTTCGCCTACCTCGATGGCAACATTGATGATTTCCTGCTTGGCTTTGTTGATTTGCGCCTCGCTGGTGGACATGGCATTGGCAACTTCTTTCTGCATCGCGCCGACGACTTGTCCCTTGTCGGCGACCAAGCCCAAAGCCTTTTCGTATTCGCCGAGCGAGCCGACCAAGAGGGCAATGTCGTCGCTGTATTCCGTGCCGAAGAGTTGCGAGAGTGTCAGGGCGCGGCTTTGTTTGTCCAAGCCTTCGAGTTTATGCAAGAACTCGGTCAACGCCTGCTGCGGGTTGGCGGCGATGTTTGCCGCCATCTCGTCGGCGGACGTACCGATGGACGCGAGTGCGTCTTGGAAACCCTTACCCTGATTTTGCGCGGTTTGCAGCTTTTGCAGCAGGGCATTGATGGCAGTCGCCGCCACTTCGGGCGGTTTGCCCAATGCGATAAAGGCGTCGGCAAGCGCGGCGGCTTCGTCGGCGGCAAGCCCGAACTGTTTCGCCGTACCACCGATACGCGCCATCGCCGCAACAATGTCTTTTTCACGGGCTGCGGTATTGTTGCCCAAAACGTTGATGGCGTCGCCGAGTTTTTCCACTTCGCCGATTGGGATTTGGAACACGTTGGCAATCGTTGCAGCGGCATTACCCGCTTCTTCCGCGCTCAAACCAAAGGCAACCGACATCTTGGACGCGATGGCGGTAAATTCCGACAACTTTTCAATCGGGATACCAAGCTGCCCGCCTGATGCGGCAAGTTCCGCCATTTCGGCGGCGGAAATGCCCAACTCCGCGCCCATCTTTTTCAGCTCGTCTGAAAGCTTGGCGTATTGTTCGTCCGTGCCGTCGGCGACTTTTCGCACGCCCGCCATCGCGGTTTCGAATTTCATCGCTTCGCGCGTGGCAAACGCCAAACCGCCCGCGCCGCCGACCAAGCCCTGAATCTCCGAAGCAACCTCGGCAATAGACGGCTTCACGCCTTTCAGGCTGGCTTCAAGCTCGCGCACCTTGCCTTCCTGAAACTGCGCCGCCCGCGCCAATTCCTCGTGCGAGAGCGTGCCGCTGTCTTTGAGCAGTTCGTAAGCGTCTTTGGTCTTTTGGATTTCCTGCCGCGCCTTGTCGTCGGTATCGATACCGAGCTGGATTTTGGCATCGGCGATGGCTTTTAGGGTTTGCGCTTCGGCGGTCAGGCGGTCGAGCTGCGCTGTTGCTGCGGCGGATTCGGACGACAGGCGCGCCTCTTCGGCGGCAAGGTTTTTGACGGACACGCCCGATACCGACATCGCATCGCGGGCGGCATACAGCTTGCCCGTCAGCTCGGTTTCGCTTTTTGCCAGCCGCTCGGATTCGGCACGCAGTTTCGCCAAATCAGCCTGCTGTTGCTGCGTACCGCCGCCGCGCATCGATTTTTCAAGCGATGCGGTCAATTCGTCCAGCGCGCGCATTTCTTGGGCGGTGTTGTCCAATTCCGCCGACAAAGCCTTATATTCCGCAATCGCCGCCTGTTGGGCTTGCGCTTTTGACAACGTCGCGCCCAGCTCTTTCGCCTCTGCCGTCAGTTTGCCCGTATCGATGCCCGCCGCCTCGATGGACTGCGCCAGCGCGTCGATGTGTTCGGCACCGGACACGCCCGCTTTAATCTCTAAACCTGCTTGAATATTCGCCATTATTTTGATACCTTTGCTATTTAAAATAAATAATCTTACTTACAGTCAGCATATGAAACATTTGCAACCCTACTACAAACAGGCAATCCGTCAGATTCTTTCAGAAAACAGATTGTCCGCACTGTTTGATGTCGACCAAATTTATGACGCACTATGCACCTTTCCCACTCCCCAAACTGCAGCAGACCATATCTGCACGCTTCGCAATAACGAAAATTTCACATGGAAGAAATTGGAAAAATGCCAAGAAATCGCCCGCAAGGAAGGGTGGAGAAAATTTGAAACACCAAATCCTAGAAACAAGTACCGAATCCTTTTACAGGCTGCTTTTTTGCGGGCATCAAACCTTAGAATTGCAGCAGAAGCCAAAGTCAAATTGACGAGAAACCTTAGCTGGGAAACATATGTTTCGCAGGCAGACTTGATCGATGAAAAAATGCTTGTTCTATTTTCCGAACATTACAAACTCCCAAAGCTACCTCCATTTTTCCCGTGCGACTTATCCATACTTTCTACACGAATGGTTCGAAAATCATGAAAACCCTCGCTCTAACCATACTTTTCGCCGTCGGCGCATTCTTCGGTTTCGCCGCGCTGTATCTCGGTTTCGATATGTTGGCGCACATCCGCGACATGAAACTGCTGGAATTTTTCGCCTTTATGGCCGTCAGCGGATACCTGATTAAATCAGCCCTGTATCGGTTCTAATCTGTTTTAAAACCCGTTTAAAAAAAGGTCGTCTGAAACTCCACGCCGCTGCGCCTACACGCAGAAGCCCGTTTCAGACGACCTTTTTGCCGTTTATCGGACAGCCCGACCGGCGAACCCGCCAATCCGCATAAGCCGCCCGAATCTTTAGTTGTTGTACGACGTGAAGGAATAGGTCGAGGTCTCGCCCGAAGCCAATACCGCCGTGCCTTTGAATTCGGCTTCGTTGAAGTCGTCGCCGAACCAGTCGATACTGCCGTCCGCTGCCAATACGGCATGGGGAATGTGCAGGATACCCGCCTCGCCGGTAACGCGGTTGCGGCCGTCGACATAGATTTCCAAGTCCAAGCGGGACAAGGTGGCCGCGGATACTTTGTAGCCGCCCGATGCACGGGTTTTGTATTCGACGGTAATGTCTTCGCCGTCGTTGACGGTGTCGGCAGTAGGCAGGATGGTAATCATGCCCAAGGTGGCATTGATGTCGATATGCGCCGCGTCAACGGCAGCTTTGGACTTGTTTTTGACTTTGACGGTAGCCGGGTCGATGTTGCCGTTTGCCAGCTTGTACGCCATGCCTTTTTTGCCGATGGTTATGGTCTCGTCGGTAACGGTCTGCGCCGTTGCCGCGATGACGGCGGCTTCGCCCATCAGGGCAAGCGCGAGGTTGTCTTTGTCGAAGGTATCGAGCTTCAAGCCGATTTCGGTGGGCTTGACGGTTTTCAGGCTGTCGAGTGCGCTGCCGTAAGTGCCTTTTTGCTTGGACACGCGCTCTTTGGTTTCCACGCTGGTCTGCGTGGTCAGGGCGGTGGTGTTGCCGATGTCGATAAAGCCCGAGCCTTTTTGATTGAGGTTGCGTACCTTGACGTCGCCCTCAAAGATTAAGCCGTGGTCGTTTTGTTTTGCCATGTGGCAGCTCCTTTAGTTTGCCGCCTGCACGGTGTCGCAGGCGAATGAAATGGGGTAAAAAGCAAAGCCGTCGTTGTATTCGATGGATGGCGAGGCGATGCGGCGGAAGGGGGTAACGGCATATTCGTCGCCCGCGTCCCAACCTGAAAACGCACGCTGGATTGCCGTCAGGGTCTCGCCGACTTCGTACAGCGTGGATTTGCCGTTGGCGGTATAGCTTCGCGCCAACACAAAGGTAAAGTGCAGCGTCGATTTCAGGTATTTGCCGTTTTTCGCTTCGTCGGCAAAGGTCGAGCCGCCGTAAACGACATAGACCGCGCCGTCCAGCGGGGCGGCTTTGCGCTTCGCCGCGCCTTGGGCGAGCAGCTCGGCAAGTTCGCCGATTTCCTTGACCGCCCTGATGCCTTTGACGGTTTTCAGACGACCTAGGATTTCGGGATAGACCGCCAATAAGTTTTCATGCTGTTTCAAAGCCATATCAGACAATCAATCCTTCCAGCCAATCGGACATTAAATCGTCAATGTCCTGATAATCTTGCGAAGACAAGCCCAAAAACGGACGCGCCGGCATGTTTTTCGTACCTTCCTGCGCATAAACCGAGTAGCCCATGATTGAGCCGGTAATCACGCTTTTTGCCGATGCCTCGTGCGTAATGCTTGCCAAGAGGTTGCCGTAATCCACCAAAATCCCGCCGCGTCCGTTTTTGGCTTCTGCCGTAGCGGGGCTGACATCCTGCCAGCGTTTGCCGTCAGGCGCGGTTTTGGTTTCGGCGATACGGCGGGGGGGGGGGGAGTCTAGGGCGCCGCCCCGAGCGCGCCAAGGCTCTTCT